CTCGGGCGGCGTCCCAGAATAGTCGAGCTAATCCCGACGTTGAAACGGGCGACGAGGTTGACTCTCGTCAGAGGGGGGGGGGCAGAGATGCCCAGGGGGATTCCCGTCAGTAAATCAGCCTTTGAGGCTGCCGCCCGCAAGATAATTGGGGGCGGGGCTATTAGGACTTGGCATATAGACAAGTCCATGTATAGGGGTGGAGGAGATAGTAGCGATGCTCTTTTGTTGATGAGCCAGGCGAGTGGTGCAAGACCTGGGGCACTTTTGAAGGAGAAGTACACTGTTGGTACTGCGCGCATGGCGCTTGGGTTGCGTGCTGATTTTGCAGTGCCAGATGGACCAGGAGCAGTTAGGATGAAGAACTTCAATCACGATGCCACCGCGGGACCTTTTCTCAGATGGTTTCAGTGCAAGAAGAAGATGGGTCTGAAGAAGCTGTTGGAAGATGAGATGTGGCGATACTATGATGATTACGCCAATGGCGATATCAGTTCTAGCCAATTGCCCTACCTAACCGCAAGGTTAGGGTTCAGAACCAAGTTGATGTCTAAGGCTGATGCTATGCGGAAGATCGGGGAGGGGAAAGCGTTTGGAAGAGCTGTGATGATGATGGATGCACTTGAGCAGGCGGCTTCAAGTCCTCTGTATAATGTCGTCTCCCACTACACCTTTGAGAAGAGACTTGAGAGGGATTGCGGCTTCAAGAACACTGTCATAAGGGCTTCGTCTGATTGGTCAAAGATCTGGGAGCATGTGCGGGAGGCGGAGGCCATAGTTGAGCTGGACTGGTCCAAGTTTGATCGTGAGAGGCCAGCTGAAGACCTGGAATTCGTGATCGACGTTATCACATCTTGTTTTCAGCCGAAGAATCAACGGGAAGTGCGTCTCCTAAAGGCCTACAAGATCATGATGAGGGCGGCGCTTGTTGAAAGGTTAATTGTGCTGGATGGTGGGACTGTCTTTGGCATAGATGGGATGGTGCCGAGCGGGTCGTTGTGGACAGGATGGATTGATACAGCATTGAACATTCTTTATCTGAAGGCGGCCTGTCTCGAGTTAGACATTCCTCCCAGTCAGTACGTTCCGATGTGCGCTGGGGATGATAATCTGACCCTGTTCTGGAAAGACCCTGGGTTGAAGCTGGTGCGTTTACGTATCATATTGAACGAGTGGTTCCGTGCCGGCATAGAGCCTGAAGAATTCAAGATACTCAAGCCCCCATTCCATATTGCTAAGCGCCAAGCCATCTTCCCTCCAGGGACTGATCTCTCTAGAGGGACTTCGCATCTACTGCATTTGGCGCGATGGGAGGAGTTTGTGGGAGAGTTAGTCGTAAATACCGCGCTGGGGCGGTCACACAGGTGGGAGTATGCCTTTGATAAGAAACCCAAGTTTCTGTCGTTCTTTTGGCTGATCGAGGGCCAGCCAATCCGCCCCACGCGTGATAATCAAGAGAAGCTTCTCTGGCCTGAGGGGATTCACATGAGCCTTGAGGATTATGAGGCGTCATTAGCCTCCATGGTGGTGGATAACCCTTGGAATCATCATAATGTGAATCATTTGCTGATGCGCTTCATCATTGTTCAGCAAGTCCGCCGCCTCTCAAGTGCTGGACTAAAACCGTTGGATATTATGTGGTTTGCGCGCTTCAGGGGACAGCCGGGGGAAATGATACCATGCCCGCAGATCGCGCCTTGGCGCCGCTCCAATCCTCACGGGCGCATGGAGGCCTACGAGGGAGTCCAGGACTGGATTAATATCTTCAGGGACTTCGTTTCGGGCGTCACCTCTCTCTATGCCCGGAACCCAACTGGCGGTGTCGATGCGTACCACTATATGGATATCCTTCGCGGGTACGCTCGTGTGGGGGAGGGACAGTTCGGCAACGATCTCATTGAATGGTGCGATTGGCTGAGCCGCCACCCAGTGTCCAAGTACTTCCGAGCCGCGCGCGGCTATCATGCTCCCAGGGAAGAGATCAATCTTGCAGAGTCTGAAATCCTGCCGATCCGCATGGCATTCGATCTTCTTAGGGGGAAGCTTTATGGGCGTGCATGGAAATCTGTAGGAGAGTTTGCCATCTGGCTTGTAACGAAGGATCATGTAATGTAACCTGTGTATCACTGCCTATTGCCCTGTAACGTCATGTATGAGTTTATTAATATAAATGACCCTACCCCACACACTAAAGGCGCCTCTGGGGGCCGCTCGGTGATACGTGGACGGG